GCTTCTACCGAAGACACGCAAACTTTAGATACAGACTGGGGTGCTGTAACAAACGCAGGTGATAATGATGGAGCTGTTATTGTAGAAGAAACTACAAGTTTTCCAGCTGGTATGACCTTATACGGTATGTACGATTATGTTGAGCTACATTCTGGATCTTGTATATGTTATGTAGCGCCAAGACCTGATTATAAATCTAGAGCAGCAGCAATATAAATAAATAATTAACTTAAATTAAATAAAATGGCAAAAAAAGAAAAAATTGTAGACTTAAAGTCTAAACCAGAAAAAATAACTGATAAGCAGTTAGAAAAAGTTCAAGACACAGTAAACAGGATAAACAAATCTCAATTACAAATAGGTAATATAGAATTACAAAAACACGAAATACTACACGGTATTGCTGGTATGAGAGATGAGCTAACTTTGTTACAAAATGAGTTTGAAAAAGAATATGGAACTTTTGATATAGATATACAAACTGGTGAAATAAACTATCCTGAAAATGGCAAGGCTGATAAGAAAAATTAGTATAGGTAAAGACTATAAAAACGACGCCATGCATTACGCTGTTGGTCAAGAGGTTTATGGTGGACATGTTATTTGTGATATAATAGAAGAACAAGAAAAATATTCTATTTATATTAAGAAAAATAAAAATGTTTTACCTTGGAAAGACTTTAATAAAAACATGGCTGTATCTGTAGAATATAATCTAGAATACTAATGAAGAGTGTTTACAACTTTGTTGTAACACCAAAAGGTAATAGATATAATAACACTAAGAAGATTGGCGACTCAGAATTAATACTTAATACTGAGATCTTTAATCATCAATATGTAAATAGAGAAGCTGTTGTTATATCTACGCCTATAATTGGTGGTACAGATATAAAGCCTGGCGATACGGTTATAGTGCATCATAATGTTTTTCGTAGGTGGCACAATCAATATGGTATAGAGAAAAATAGTAGAAGTTATTTTAATGAATCTACTTATTTTATAAATCACGATCAAATCTTTTTATATAAAAGAGATAAACATTGGATAGCTCCAAAAGGTTATTGTTTTGTAAAACCTTTAAAGGCTACAAATAAATTTAACATAAATCAAGAAAAGCCTTTGCAAGGTGTTATTAAATATTCTGATGGAACTGTTAAAGTTAATGATCTAGTTGGTTTTACACCAAATAGCGAATATGAATTTATAGTTGATGGTGAAAGACTATATAGAGTTTTATCAAATTTTATTACAATTAAATATGAATATCAAGGAAACGAAGAAGAATATAATCCAAGCTGGGCGCAAAGCAGTTAATGAGTTGATTAAAGTTGCAGAAGAAAAGATTATTACAAACACAGAAGATGATGTATCAGCTGATAGACTAAAAAACGCAGCAGCTACTAAAAAACTAGCTATATTTGACGCATTTGAAATACTTAATAGAATCCAAGAAGAAGAAAACTTGCTTGAGGGCAAAGCACCTGAAGAGGCAAAGAAAAAAACTTTTAAAGGATTCGCAGAAGGCAGATCTAAGTAATGTACGAGCAAAGTTTAGTTAAAATAATAGAACCTATTAAACGCACGACTATTAGTCGGCTTAACAAATCTAAAAAATGGAAATATGGATACAATAAAGAACATGATATCGTGGTTATCTCTAAAACTGGAAAAATTGGGGAAATACTTGAGATTCAAGGTTTGCACATTGCTTTGCCGTTGCTGCCAATGCACGTGCACACCAACAAAGTAAATAAATGGCAAAAACTAGAGTATCCTAAAGAACTATCAACACTTAAAAATATATTTGATTGGAGAGCATACCCAGAAGATCAAAAAGAAAAATGGTATGATTATATAGACGAAGAGTTTAAAAGAAGAGAAGAAGGCTTTTGGTTTATGAATAATAATAAACCGACATATATAACAGGCGCACATTATATGTATCTTCAATGGAGCAAAATAGATGTAGGCGCACCTGATTTTAGAGAGGCAAATCGTTTGTTTTTTATATTTTGGGAAGCTTGCAAAGCTGATAAAAGATGTTACGGTATGTGCTACCTAAAGAACAGAAGATCAGGGTTTTCGTTTATGTCATCTGCAGAAACAGTTAATTTAGCTACTATTTCAAGTGATAGTAGATATGGTATACTATCTAAAACAGGTGCTGATGCTAAAAAAATGTTTACTGATAAAGTTGTACCTATTAGTATTAACTATCCGTTTTTCTTTAAACCGATTCAAGATGGTATGGATCGACCAAAATCTGAACTTGCTTACAGAGTACCAGCTAGTAAGTTTACAAGAAAAAAGATTACAGCTAACGAGCAGCTAGAAGACATACAAGGTTTAGACACAACTATAGACTGGAAAAATACCGGTGATAATAGTTATGATGGTGAAAAGCTAGCCTTGTTAGTACATGATGAAAGTGGTAAATGGGAAAGACCTGATAATATATTAAACAACTGGAGGGTTACAAAAACATGCTTACGATTAGGTAGTAGAATAGTAGGTAAATGTATGATGGGCTCAACTTCAAACGCACTTGATAAAGGTGGGGATAACTTTAAAAAACTATACAATGCATCAGATGTCACTAAAAGAAATAGAAATGGTCAAACAAAATCTGGTTTATATTCTTTGTTTATCCCAATGGAATGGAACTACGAAGGATTTATTGACGAGTATGGAGTTCCAGTATTCACTAGTCCTGACATCGACGTGTTTGCCCCAGATGGTGAACTAATAGATATAGGCGTAATAGATCACTGGCAAAACGAAGCTGAAGGATTAAAAGGAGATCAAGACGCTTTAAACGAGTTTTACAGACAATTTCCAAGAACTGAAGAACATGCGTTTAGAGATGAAACAAAAAACAGTATATTTAATTTAGTAAAAATATACGAGCAAATAGACTACAATGAAGAAATGTCTAGAACACTAGGCATTACTATTGGTAATTTTCAATGGGTAAATGGTGTTAAAGATTCACAGGTAATATTTTATCCAGATCCAAAAGGTAGATTTAAAGTTAGTTGGGTACCACCTCAGCAATTACAAAATAGAGTGGTTTTGAAAAATGGTATTAAATATCCTGGTAATGAACACATGGGAGCGTTTGGTTGCGACTCTTATGATATATCAGGAACCGTAGATGGGAAAGGATCTAAAGGAGCATTACACGGCTTAACCAGGTTTAGTATGGAGGACGCTCCTGCGAACAGCTTCTTTTTAGAATACTTGTCAAGACCACCTACGGCAGAAATATTTTTTGAAGATGTATTAATGGCATTAGTATTTTATGGTATGCCAATACTTGCAGAGAACAACAAGCCTAGGCTTTTGTACTATTTAAGACGTAGAGGATATAGAGGTTTTAGTATGAATAGACCTGATAAAGTTTGGAATAAATTATCTGTAGCAGAAAAAGAAATAGGTGGTATACCAAACTCAAGTGAAGATATAAAACAAGCTCATGCAGCTGCAATTGAGATGTATATACAAGATCATGTAGGTATGAAGCAAGACGGTGGTTTTGGTGATTTGTATTTTAACGAATTGCTAAATGATTGGGCTAAGTTTGATATAAACAAAAGAACAAAGTTTGATGCAACTATAAGTAGTGGCTTAGCTATAATGGCTAATAATAGACACTTATATAGACCAAATGCAAAAATTTCAAAACCAAAATTAAACATAAATATTTCTAGGTATAACAATACAGGAAATAATTCACAAATAATAAAATAAATATGGCATATTCTGGCACTAAAAGTTATTTTCCAAGTCAAACGGTAAGCGATGCTGAAAAGCTTAGCTATGACTATGGTTTGAAAGTAGCTAAAGCTATAGAAACAGAGTGGTTTAATGAAGACAAGAGCGTTAATAAATACAGAACTAATGTAAATGATTTTCATAATTTAAGACTATACGCTAGAGGCGAACAGTCAATACAAAAGTATAAGGATGAGTTATCTATAAATGGTGATTTGTCCTATTTAAATTTAGACTGGACACCTGTACCTATTATACCTAAGTTTGTAGATATAGTTGTTAATGGTATATCTGAAAGACTATACGATGTTAAAGCGTATTCTCAAGATCCAAGCGGCGTAGACAAAAGAACTAAATACATGGAGTCTATATTAGGAGATATGCGTATGCAAGCTTTTGATAATGAAATAAACGAAGCGCTAGGTCTTGATTTGAGAGAAAGCACTATTGGTGTTTTACCAGAAAACGATGAAGAATTAGGATTACACATGCAGTTAGATTACAAACAAGCAGTAGAACTAGCGGAAGAGCAAGCTTTAAGAGTTTTATTTGAAGGTAATAAATACGAGTTGATTAAGAAAAGATTTTATTATGATTTAACTGTATTAGGTATTGGTGCTGTAAAAACTGATTTTACAACTTCAGAAGGTGCAACCATAAAGTATGTAGATCCTGCAGACTTAGTTTATTCTTATACAGACTCTCCTTATTTTGATGACATATATTACGTTGGTGAAGTTAAATCTATACCGGTAAATGAATTAGCAAAACAATTTCCTCATTTAACAGAAGAAGAGCTTGAAGATATAATGAAAAACAAAAGTTATAACAGAAATAATTATAACACTAGATATTCTGCTAAAAAAGAAGATACTAACACTATTCAAGTTTTATATTTTAATTATAAAACATATT